AAAATTACATTGGACGTTTATTCGTCCACAAAAATTTATGGCTCTCAATTTAAAGATAAAAACGATGATATGTTTAAACCATTGTATGCACAGGCTGCAGAATTAACTAATGTAAATTATTTAGGATGGCGTGACAACGACTTTATTTTAAACAATCTAACAGACTATCATATTTTTCCTTACTCTAACAACTGGGAGGAGACTTCTTGTATATCTGCAATTGAAGCATTGGGTGCGGGACTACATATGATAACCACCAATAACGGAGCATTATTTGAAACTTGTAGTGAATGGCCAGTTTACGTGCAGTATGATCGTAATTATAAAAATATGTCAGAGTGTTTTGCTTATGCTATCGATGAAGTAATTGATTATTTACATCATGATAAATGTCAAGAGCATTTACAAATGCAACAAGATTTTTATAAAAAATTTTATTCTTGGAATAAAAGAAAAATAGAATGGGAAAACTTTTTAGGTGGAGTATTGAATGCTAAATAATGAACCCATATGGTTTAATAAAAAAGAAAAATCAAATCAACCAAAATATAGAATATTTGTAGGCACACCGTGTCATTCTAATGTAAGTATACACTACACACAGTCAGTATTAGAATTACAAAAATATTGCATGCAACAAAATATAGGAGTGATGTTTCAATTATTTAAATCATCTCTAGTAACGCAAGGTAGGAACTTATGTGTATCGGCTTTCCTACAATCAAAAAGCACACACCTGTTATTTATAGATTCAGATATTTCTTTTGACACTCACTGTGTAAAGCATTTATTAGAAGCTGATAAGGATGTTATTTCAATACCATATCCTTTGAAAGATATAAGCTGGTCCAAAGCAGTAGAACTGCAAAAGAAAGGTAGATTAAAAACTGAGGAGGACTTTAAGAAAAGAGCTTTTTATAGGTACCCTATAAGGGTGTCAGACCAAAAAGATATTAAAATTAAAGAAAATATTATTGAAGTAGAGCACTCACCTACTGGATTTATGATGATTAAAAGAGATGTCTTTACTAAGATGAAAAAGAAATACCACGATAAAAATATAAATCAGGACACTTTAATAAATGGTAAACTACAAAAAATACCTGAAATGTGGAACTTTTTTGATACCCTACACGATCCAGTCAAGAAGACATATCTAGGAGAGGATTTTGCCTTCTGTAAGCTATGGAGAGAGATGGGTGGTAAATGCCATGCATACATAGATGATGAAATTACACACGTTGGAGAACACTCATACACTGGTAAATTTGGCGATGAGTTGATAAAGTCTTAACATTATTATAAAATAAGCAATATGGATCCATTAACATTATTAGCAGTATTTGGAGCAAACGTAGTAGGTAATAAATTACAAGGTCAAAGCACTAAAGATGCTTTGAAGGGCAGTATATTACCAACTGCAATGGCAGCAGTGCCAGGTGCAGGCAGTCCGTTTACATCATTCGCTGCAAAACAAGGTTTATCTTCTGCAGCCAGCACGGCTGGGTCAAGTGCTTTAAAACAATTATTAATTGACAGAGCAAAACAATTCGCTGCGCAAAAAGTTGGTGAGAAAGTGGGAGCAAAAATTGGTATAGATCCAAATCTAGCTGGATCATTGGCATCTAACTTTGCTTTACCTATCGGAGATTCCTTAATGTCAAATATTACACAAGCCGATACTGAAAACTTAGGAGCTATAGGTGCTTTAAAGAAAAAGTTTTTCGAAGATAAAGCCCTACGAGCAAAATATAAAAATGCGGATGAGTACGTAAACGCAGTGTTGGCCACACAAGGTGGCGGTGATCCCAAGGGTGGAAAAATGGATGCATTTAAAAATTTATTTAAAACCAAAGGTGAATATGACATAGATAAAATTGCAAAGGGTGCAACTCTATTTGGTGTGCCTGCTTTACTTTATGCATCGGGTGCGTTTGCTCCGCAAGATAAGAAAATGATAATGCCTACGTATTTAAAAAATTATCCTGAATTAAGACAGAGAAGAGGTGGACTGAAAAGAATTAATCCTGTCACAGGTCAGGAGGAGACTGTAGATATGGTTCCAATACCAGAGACTGGTAGTAGAGGAGATCCATATGAATATTCTGAAAGAACTTTTAGAGCTGCCAAAGGTGGTATTGCTCAAGCCCTACCATCAAAATCTAATCACGATGAAAACGATACTAGCAATTATATGAGGGCAGGTGGTTATGTAATAGATGGTAACGGTGCGGGTGATAAAAATGAAGATACTATGCTTGCACAGTTAGCTGATGGTGAATTTGTAACTAGAACGGATGGAGTTTTAGGAGCAGGAATTCTAGCGGGTGCAAATCCAAAAGATGAAAAAGACATGAGAGATAAAGGTGCTAAATACTTTTACGATCAACAAGCTAGATTTAAAAGAGTTTATGATTTATTAAATGCAAACAGAGCTGCTACAGTTCAGTAAAGAAGAGGTAGACAAGATATGGCCAATGGCAGAAAAATATATTACAGATGCTTGCACAAGTCATGGGGGCTACAATGCCAGTGATATTAAACAATTTCTTAAATCAGGTGCAATGCAACTTTGGGTGGCTCTTGCAACAGAAAATAAAAAAGTTATTTGTGTCTGTGTCACTGAAATTAGAAAGTATCCTAACTTCAGCGTCTGTGATTTACGTATTGCAATCGGTCAAGATTTTAATAGATGGGTTGATTTCATGGATACAATCTGTATTTGGGCCAAAAAAAATGGCTGTCGTAAAATGGAAATATTTGCCAGACCAGGTTGGGAAAGAATACTTAAAAACAAAAAATTTTTTAAAACACACGTACAATTAGAGAAGGAATTATGAGTGTAATAGATAATTTAGATATTAAACAAAAAGTTAAAATATTTAATGAGCTTTATAAAGAGCTATCAGGTTATGGTATTAAGGGTGATACACAGCTTGCTCATGTAAATGATGAAGAAGTAGCTTTATTAAAAGCTAACGGTGGATCAGGCACTATAAATCCTGTAACTGGATTACCTCAATACTTCGGTGGTGGCGGAGGTGGCGGAGGCTCTCCTGAAACACAAACTCAAATAGTTAGAGAAGCGCCAGGTATAGAAGAGCGTAAATTAGAATTAATGGATCTTGCACGAGATCTTATTGACAAACCAGAAACTTTACCAGCACAACAAGTTGCTCCATTATCTGCTCTTGAACAACAATCACTTGCGCAAGCTGGACAAACTGGAGTGGGAGCTGGTGCTACTCAAGCGGGAATAGCTTCAGCTTTACAAGCAACAGCACAACCTAACATAAGTCAATTCATGAATCCGTTTCAAAGATTTGTGACTGATGAAATTACTAGACAAGCAAATATAAAACAAAATGAGTTATCCGCAGAAGCGATTAGATCTGGTGCATTTGGTGGTGGTAGACAAGGTATAGCTTCAGCTGAAATAGAAAGAGCAAGACAACAAAATATAGGACAATCACTTGCAGGTGGATTTGAAACGGCACTTGGAGCTGCACAAAATCAACAAAGAATGCAATTAGGTGCAGGTGAATTATTAGGTGGTTTAGGTCAACAACAGCAACAAATGGCACAACAAGATATAGGCCAACTACAACAGGCTGGTGGTTTACAAAGACAGTTAGCACAACTTACACTTGATGCTGCAAGACAATCACAATTACAACAGCAGTTTGAGCCATACCAAAGATTAGAATTTGCAAAAAATATTTATGCAGCGGGACCAACATCACAGTCTCAAATAACTTTAGCTTCAGCGCCACAAACAAGTCCATTAGCACAATCTATAGGAACTGGACTAGGTGCTTTTGCTGCTTATCAGGGAGCCTTTAAATAATGAATAAAGTATTAATGAGACCAATTTTTAAAGTAAAGTATGTAAAGTCTCAGGAAAAAATTAAATTTAACAAAGGCGGTATAGCTAATGTTTTACACTTTCAAGAGGGTGGTCTCTCACAAGGTGAAAGAACAGCTTTAAAATTGCAACCATTTGTAAGCGCTTTATTAGGTGCACAAAGAATGCCAGGCGAGTCTGCGTTCTCACCAGTAGCTAGAGCTGTGGGTCAGGGCTTTGCAGGACTACCAGATAATTTAAAAACAATCGCTGCTATAGATGAGAGTTATGAGCCTGAAGAAAAAGAGACTTATAGAAGATTGACTAAAGAAGAAGTAGAGAGTGGTAAATTTGGAGATAATTTAGACCCCTCAGGTAATTGGCAAATAAATGAAAGCACAGGTGAATTAAAAAACTTAGCTACAAAAAAATTATTTGCAGATCCATTTAAATCTGCACTAGCACCAGAATTAGCGAAGGACTATACAAACACTATTCAAGCTGGAGCAACTGCACAAGGTAAACTTGGTGATTTAGAAATTTTAGAGGCCCTTGTAGGTAATCCTGATTTAACACTAGGTCAATTCGGTCCACTAACACAAAACATACAAAGATTTGTTGTTGGTTTAGGAGCTGATGAAAAAGGTTTAACAGACTTGACCGCTGCAGAAGTCCTACAAAGATTTGCTGGTAAATCAGTACTAGCTGACTTGGGACAATTAAAAGGTGCTCTGTCCGAGAAAGAATTAGCCTTTATACAAAGTTTAAATATTGGTGTAGATACACCTAGAGAGGCAGCTGTAATGCTTGTACAATTTTATAAAAAGGCATCAGAAAAAGCAATTGCAAAAGCTAAATTATACAACGAACACGTTGCGGCTGTAGG